CCGATCTACTCCAAAGTCCTTGCGAAGAACTCCTCTCCGCACACAGGGCATTTCCGTACTATCTTATACTTTGCTACTGCCATAATTCATTCATTTTGTAGTTCTTAATACCCATTCTTCTCATTATATCTACTTTTTCTTACAGGTACAAATGAGGTACAGATGTTTATAATAATAACGCAAAGATAGCAATATTATTGTGTACGCCAAAAACAAGAAAAGCGTGTAACTCACTGAGCTACACGCTTTCCTTATGATAATGTATTCTTATTTCTCTATATGCTTACTTCACCACTTCAAAATCAATTTCACGAACCTTGTTCGCCAAGACACGCAAGCAAAGGTCAATTTGTCTTCTGTCCTGAATCTTGAACCCGGCGGGCATATATGCGTCCAACAATGTTGCAAGGCTTACCATACACGGATTTGTGATTGATGTGCTTGCACCCATCTTTTCGGCAATAATCTTGTCCATTGCCCGGTTGTGCTGTTTCAGGAACTCGACCATCATAACACCACACCAAGCATCGGTTCGCATATCTTGATACTCCATATCGGGATATTCCCTTTTGATGGCGGCGTTCACTTGCAATTGGAAAATTTGGAAATCTCGCTTGTATTCCTCGACAAACTGCATCGCCTGACGTTCCACGTTGTTGATATGCGCAAAATCCAAATCCTTTCGCAAGTCGTCAATGTACTTTGTTCGTACCTCTTTGATGGCTCGACCAAGTTTCTTGACCTCGGAAATGCGGTGGTCGGCGCAATACTTCATCACCTTTTCGGCATACCACCACGCAATCTTGGAAATGACAAGCGGAACAAACGCAATCATCATATTTTCGTCCCACGTGAATGTTTCAAGCATTTGGCGCGTTTCGTCTTTCACTTGCTGTTTGAAATCCATTTCCCGGCTTACCATCGGCGGCAATGCGCCTTTCTTGGCAATGGCTTCAAACATTCGCTTTTCCGCCGCTTCCAATTCCTCAATCGGAATGTTCTTTTCCATTGACATACGCAACAAGGTTGCATCGTGAACGGTCGGTGTCGGCGTTTCCTTGGGTTGTTCCTGTGGTGGTTCGGGCTTTGGTTCGTCTTTCACCACCACACATTCGCCCTTTGAGAAATCCAAGATTTCGGGTTGTTCAACCTTTGCCACAAAGAATTGGCATTGCTTGCCCTGTACCGCGTCAAAGGTGCGTTGGTTCACCTCGGATTCGCCCATTTGTTGCCCCTCGATTTGCTGTTGCACCGCACATCGGTATTGGGGCATTCTTTTCAATTTTTGGTTGTAGCATACGGACTTCTTGCATTGCTCACAATTCGCGCTTTGCCACAAATAAAGGTCGTATGCACTTTTGAAACATTGTTGCGTGGTCGTTTTCATCGTGTTACGATTTTGAAGATTTCGTGGGTCAATTCAATATCATACATTGCATTGTGCAACGAATCGTCTTTCACCTCGATTCCAAGGGTCTTTGCTACTGTGGACAACTTGAAGTTTTCCATATCAGGGCGACGGGTTACAAGGTAAGCGGACGCAAGCACCATCACGTCAAGGGTGTTCGACCAAAACCACGAACCAAAGTAATTGTCGCCATTCTGCAAGAAGAATCCACGCAAAAATTGGTTGTCGAAAGCTGCATTGTTGTAACCGACCAAAAAGAACTTGTCTTTCTTGTCGTACTTGTTCACGTACTTGGCAAGCATTCCGACAAATTGGTTGTACACCTCACGCATTGGTGGGTATGCCATCACTTGTTCACGGGTAACGCCCGCCACTTTCAAGGCTTCATCTTCGATTATTGCCTTGGGGTTCGGCTGAACGTGAAAGTCGAATGATTCTTTCACAACGCCGTCAATCACTATTTGCCCGGATATTTGATGAATGCCGTTCTTTCCGGGGTTCACTCCTGTTGTTTCAAGGTCGAAAAATACTAATTTCATTGTTCTTTTGTTTTATAGTGATACATTTATTTCTAAATTTTTGATAACCATTGTTCCCAAATTTGATTCGCCACTTGCGCCATCATAACGGGTGGAACTGACATTCCGCAAACGTAATGTGGTGATTGACCGCCAAAGTTGTAATCTTGTGGAAACGATGAAATGCAACAAACTTCGCTTTTGCTTGTGTACTTTGGTATGTCAAACCGAATCAAGCAATCCTTTCGTGCCGCCAATGTCGGGCAAACCTTGTCCAAATAGACATATTGGTTGTTGAACATCGCCTTTTTGCCAAATTCACGTTCATTCGCACCGCTTAAATCACTGTCGCCAAACTGTCGCTTTTCCCAACATTGACGCATCTTTGGCGAATCGACACCATCACCCAAGCCGTCGGCAACCTCTTTGAAAGGAATAATCGGTTCGTTGAACTCCAACTTGATTCGTGGGGCTTCTTCAAACAACGACACACGTTCCAAGAATGGTTCGGCAAGGTCTTTTCGCAAACACACAAAGAACACACGTTCACGCCTTTGTGGTACACCCATATTTTGAGCATCAAACACCCAATGTTGGCAATAATACCCGGCATCATCGAACCCCTCATAAATTCGCCTTACATAATCTTTCGCATCGCCAAGCAACAAGCCTTTCACATTTTCCGCCACAACCACTTTCGGTTTCAGCTTCTTTGCAAGTTCGATGAAGTCGAAAAACAACGTGTCCAAAACTTGTTCTTCCTGACCCTCGCGAAAGTGCTTCATCTTTCCCCAAGCATCTTCACGGCTTCCCGCCATCGAAAAGGTCGAACAAGGCGGCGAACCGTCCAAGATGTCAAGGTTGAACAATTCGGGCGGCAAATCCGTTCTATCCTTGAAAGTTTGTATTGGTTCAAGGAATGGGAACTTGGGATTGTTGTTTTGACAATAGGTGTACATCATTCGGTGGTCTATCTCGTTGCAACCTATAACATCGTAACCCGCTAATTTATAGCCCATTGACGACCCCCCCCCACAAGAAAAGCAAGAAAAGACCGTTCCTTTGTCTTTGGTGAAGTTGGCATCTTTCAACGTCCAACGGTAATCAAATTTGTGCATTATTCGTTTGTTTTATTCAATATATTATTCACTCTTGTTGCTATCTCTCGGAACTGTGGGTTAAACCTGAAATCGTCTTGATACTTCTTCAAAAGATGAAGCATTGTCGAATGGTCGCGTTTTACAAATTCCGCTATCTTGATAAGGCGCATTTTGTTTTGTCGGCAATGGTACACGAAAATCATTCGCGCAAAGAACCCATCACGTTTCCGGGACTTGGTGATATAATCATTGAACTTCAATCCCATTGCTTCGTGGATTGCGTTTTGAATCTTCATCACGACAAGGTTGTTTCTTACCACATTGGATTCAAACCAAATGTCTTTCCCGGTTCGCATCGCAACATCATATTCGATTGAAGCCCCGGTTGAATCAACCCAATTGTCCATCATATAGATGGCATCACACGGCAACAACATTGCAATGTCCTTGCAAATGTGCCTTTCCCAAGATTCGTCCTTGTCAAGTCCGTTTTTCAAGGGATTCACTACATCAAAGCCAAGTTCGGTCAATAATGCTTCCGCACCATCAAATCGTTCTTGCACTTCGGAATAAGGCAATCCACTTATTTTTCCCGATAAATAGATTTTCATTTTGATAAACTCTTTTGATTGTTATGCAAAAACTTGTTCACGAAATACACTTGCCCTTTTCCTGTTACCTTGGTGGTGTTGGAAATGATGGTTTCACCATTTGGCAACTGTATTGTCGTTTTCTTAATCTCAAATAAACCCATTTGCATTGCTTTTTGGGTCGGTTGGTTGTATCTTTCACCGAATTGGCACAAGTAACCATTTTCACGCAACCAAGCGAAAAGGCGTTTTTCGCCCGTGTCCACACCATTTTGGCATATAATCTTGGCAAGTTCGCCAATCAACACCGACTTATCGGACGTTTCGACCGCTTGTGAGAATAGAACACGGGGCGCATCGGCTTGAATCTTCTTTTGTTGTTCCTCGATTTGTTCAGCTTGTGAAGCTGCAAGGCGTAATGCTTCGGCATACGTTTGAGGTATCGCCGGGGTGGTGGGTTGCATCACCTGACGAACCACACGTTCCATCGCATTGAATTGTTCAATGAATCCAACCTTGAATTGCATTGCCTTTGCCCCGGTCAAACCCATTGCAAGCAATGAAAAACCATCGCGGTTCATTACGAACATCGGGCGTTTCACTCCGTTGGCATCAATGTAACTTGATTCATAAAACCACCTTGATTATTCGGTTTGCTCTCCTACATTTTGAGGACGGCAAATGTTGCGAATGGACTTCAACACATTGTCGTGTCGTTTCCCGAACACTTCCGCAACTTTCAGGGAATCCGTTACGGGCGTTCCCTTTTCGGTCTTATAGACCACGTTTTGTTGTATCATTATGTCGCTTGTCATAATAGTATAAAGTTAAGTTGTTAATAATCACGACATCATCTTGTTTTAATTAAAGTTTTCGTCTATCCTTGCCCTTGATTTCAAAGTAATTGCACATTTCCATCAATCGGCTTGTTACACGTTCACCGTAACTTTCCGTCAAGGTGGGATTCTTCAACGAATAGTTCGATGTTATCATTGTAAGACAATCGGAACGGTCGCCCCTGTATTCAAGCAAGGTTCGCAAGACGTTCATTCGGTTGCCCATTGCGACGGCTTCCAATTGTTCCGCCCCGAAATCCTGAATGCAAAGAAGTTTTGCTTTCTTGTATTCGTCAATCGAAGTTGTTTCAACGAACCTTGCCACAATTTCGTCAGCCCTTGCGATTCGCCACCATATACGCGCATCATCACCGCCATACTTGATTTTGAAGCGGAACAAATCAGCATAAGCCAACATCACTTCCAAGCACCAAGACTTGCCCGAACCCGTATTTCCGGCGACATAAATTCCCCGGTGCATATCACCCGGAACGTCCTCTTTCGTATCGGGGTGAATTGCTTTCATCGTATGGTCGCAATGCAACCACTTGATTATGTTTTCGTAAGTGAAGCGGTTTTCATCATCAATCACGAATTTTGGGTTTCGTTGTTTTCCGATTGCTTCGACAAGTTGCAACGATTCGTTCAGGTCGTAACCCTCGCCATCGTACTTGAACCGGGTAATGCCTTGGAACAACCCACGTTCCTTGACCATTTCCAAAGCCTTTTTGAAGTCTATTGCCATTCGTCATTCGGTTTTGCGGTTGGTACTGTCTTTTTTCCACTCTCAACGCGGTTGTCATAGTTGCCCTCTGCAACCTTACACCAATTTTTGTCATTGGTGAAAAGCCAATCGAAAGTCGCTTTCCAACCACGCGGATTGTCGCCACGCAAGAATTTTGATTCTTCCATTTTCCTGAACACGGTTTCAAGCATCGCCCAATCACCTTTCATTTCGTCCATAAAGCGGATTTCAACTTTTTGTTTTCGGGCTTTCGACAACTTGATAATACGCGGGTATGATTGACAAATTGAATGATATAAATTTATGATTCGTTCAAAATCGACCTTGGGTGAAACATCGGTTTCACTCTCTTGTCTTTTAAGACAAGATATATCATTTATATCTTTATTATTTAAGTCAATTTCGTTGCATTGCATTTGCATTGCACTTGCATTTTTCCAACGTGCTTCGGCGGCTTTTTTACGGCTTTCGGCTATCTCTTGACGGCGAATTACACGTTTATTGATGCTTTCCGACCAAAAACACACACCATCATTTTGGAACAAGTCGAAGTCTTGCACAACACTTGTAATACAATTGCAATCCGTATGCAATGCAAATGCAATACTTTCGCATTCTTCCAATTTCAGCTTACCGCCATTTTGGTACAAGTATTCAACAATGCACCAATACGCACCAACACCCGCAAGACCGTGAACGCGCATCAACTTGATAATCTTTGGGTCGTTCCTTGCGTTATAATCGTGTTGAAAATAAAATGTATCTTTCATTGTTGCGAGAATTAAGCCCACCGACCCACCAAAGGGCAAGTCGGGGGCGTTGTACACTAAATTTCAATGATTGCGATTTCGGGTGCAATCTCTTTGATTTTTGCAATTTCATCGTCAATCACCTTGTCGCGTAAATCTTCAAGTGTTGCTTGTGCGCCCGGTGAAAGAAGCACGAATGCAACTTCACGTCCGTTCACCTGTGCAAAGGTTTCGACCTCGATTGTTTCGGCGGGCATTCCCTTGAATATCGGCATTTGAATGGTGAACGAATCCGGCAAGTTGGAATTGACCACTTGGGCGAAATTGTCGGTACGATTGCCATTTTCGGCAACTGCACGTTCAATCTTGTTGTTCACGGTGGCGGTAAAGTTCATCAGGGTTGAAACCAACGCCATATTGGTTTGGCGGTCTGCAAAGAATGCACGGTTCATCTTGATAAACAAGCCAAGTTCGGTTGGTGTCCACACTTTGTTTCGGTTGATTCCAAACTCAACGAACTTCGGGTTGTAACTCAATTTGCCGACAACCTTTCCACGTGTGTATTCGTCCGCTTCGTTGGTTATCAAGGTGATTTCCACGTTGTCGCGGTCGATAAGAATGTGGCAATCCTTTTGGGCGAACTGACCAACATTGATTCGCTTTGTTAGGTACTCAACCACGCAACCGATAACGCCTTTCAGGTCGGTTTTTACGGGTGCTTTCGGTTCAAGCTGTTTCACGGCTGCACCCTCACGCAAGATTACTTCGGCGGTTGTCATTCCGGGTGCAAGATTGATTTGCATTTTTTCGTTCTGCATATTCTTCAAAAATTAAAAGTTAATCATTTGTTCCTGTCTTTCTCACCATCGAAAAGATGTTTGGTTGCAGTTCATCAGCCGTTGCTGGGCGGCACTCAACCAAAATGCCCTCTTTGTTGTAATACCCGGTTTCCTTGGTTTCTTGGTCGGTGAAGCGGTAACACACTTCGTTCACGTATTCCGCTTTTGACTTGATGTTGGAAACCATTATTGCCCTTGATTCTTTCAAGGGTTTCAAACGTCCCTTGAAGTCGGCTTCAACTTGTTTCTTTTCGGCTTCGATTTCGGCAATCTCAATCGAAACATTGGCAAGTTTCTCTTTGTGTCCTTGCAATTCTTCCGGGGTGTATGGCTTCATATAGCCTTTTTGTTCGCAAGCATCGCAATTGTCTTTCAAGAATGCTTCACGTTGTGCAAGATTCTTGTATTCCTGTCCAAGTTCTCTTTCCATAACTCGATTTTGTTTTATAGTGATACATTTTTACTTATTGAGCAAGAAAACTTGGCTGTACAAGTCCACGAACTGTTTTCCGAATTGGATTGCTCGATTTCGTGTTTTGAAGCAAAGCCGAGAACCGAAAGCCGCATACGAATTCGACGGCGTATAATGCGAATACGCAAAAACGAACCCCGCAGCCCCTTTGTCATATACAAACCAAGGGAAAAACTTTGGTTGGCTTGCATCGCTGAAATCAGGAACAAAGTTGTCCGCCTTGTTCCAAGCCTCTGCAATGGTGAATAACTCGTTCAGGGCAACAAGTGCTTTGATGTGATTTGGGTTCACGTCCTGAACCAAACGTGCAACGTCTGCAAGCTGAACGCAATTGCCGGACAAAACCTTTTTCGACATGGTGAAGTCGTTGTTCGGCTTACCTTTCAGGTATGCACGGGCATCATCAAACGACAACACAATTTCGTTGATTTCTTCAACCTCGACTTCTTCAAGGTGGAAATCAAAGGCGGTCAAATAATTTTCATCGTCCGAATCCAAATCATCGTTGTTGTCGTCAATGATTTGTTCCATCACGTCGGCGGCTTCCGCCTTGGTCGCATACTTTCCAACGGGTTTTCTTTTCCGTTTTGAATCAATACAAACTTTTTCATTGTTGTAAAACTTAAAATGGTGATACATTAAAATTCTTGATTGTCATTCCCTTTTCTGCAACGTGAACGGTCTTGCCTGTGGCTTCAATGATTCCTTGCTTGAACTCGTTTGCATTGGCGTTTCCGTCCGAAAGATGAATCAACACAATGTTGTTCACTTTCGACAAGTCGTTGGCAAGCAATGTTTCCCGGCAAGTGTCAAAGCTGCAATGGCTTTTCATTGTTCTTGTCCTCATTGCCGGGTGTATCTTGCCCGATTCAACATTGGAATCCAATATGTCTTGGCGATAATTGCATTCAATCAAGATGTTGTGCAAGCCATCAAAGGTGTAATGCAAGTAATATGTATCGGTCGCAAACAAGACCATTCCACATTCAGGGTGATAGATAAGAAACCCGAAAGGTTCGGCGGCATCGTGTTGGGTTGCGAATGGTTGAACCCTGAATTTGCCTATCTGCTGAATTGTCAATTCACCCATTCGGCAAACCAAGTTCGGCACATCACGGGTCGGGGAAATGCCAAGTGCATCAAGTGTTCCTTGTGAAGCATACACGGGAATGCGTGATTCAAGGCACTTTTTGACGTGTTTGGCGTGGTCGCCGTGTTCGTGTGATATTATGACACCACAAATGCGCGAAATGTCGAAATTCACCGCCTTTTGCACGTCCTTGAACGCAACGCCACATTCAATCATCAAACATTCTTTCCCATTGTCAAGCAAGTAACAATTGCCCTTTGAACTTGAACCCAAAATTTTCAATTCCATAACCTTTCGGATTTACGTGTTTAGAATCCCGGATTCGGCTTTTGTGCCGCTTTCGGTTCATCGGTTGGTGTTTCGGTTACACTCTCTTTGATTTCGCCCGTTTCGGTGTCCACAACGGTTTTCGCGGTGGTGTCCTTACCATCGGCAAGGTCTGCACCGATAGCAACCTTGTTGGCGTTCTCTTTCTTTTCGGTTTCAACCTCGGTTGCCGTTACGTCTTGATAGTCCACATAAATGTCCTGTTGCTCCTCGACGGTACGCATACCCATTGAAAGTTCGGGCGCATAAGCACTTGTCCAAAATGATGCGGCACGATACATCAACATTTGCTTTGTCATCGTCTGCCACTTTGAACCGTTCTTGGTGTACCAACCCTCTTGAATTGCCAATTCGATTGATACCGGGGAACTTTCCAAAACATCGGTTGAACCTTTCTTGGTGGTGTATGCCACACACTCAATGTTCATCACCTTTTTGCCGTCAAATTGCTTTGTAACGGGCTTCTTGGTGCGTGAAGCACTATCCCACACGTAATCGGTATAATCAACCATTCCACACATTCCCTTGTCGGTGAACTTGAATTGCAATGGCTCAAAACGTCCGCAAGTGTTCACGGTTGCGATAAGGAACTTTGACGACCACGACGGCTTGCCGTAAATAGGTGTCATATTCTGCATAACCATCAAGGGTGAAGCCCCAATTCGGGTTGCAATCTCAATTGCAATCATACAGTTGGCAACCGCCTTGTGTTCGGCGATTTGGTTCTTGAACTTGATTGCGTTGATGGTGTTTTCATCAGCTCCGACCGGGATTTGTTCGTACTTCACTTTGTACATATCCGGCACAAGTTCCGAATTTGCGAACAACTTGCACACACGTTGCATTGTGTTGAATTGTTCCGGGTCAAAGAAGTTGAACCCGACTTGGTTTTGAGGTTGTGCAACTACCATTGCACCGCCGTTTGCTTTCTGCATTTCGTTCATAACGAATGAATTTAATTGTTGATGAATAGGTTAATTGTTAAATCCCCCCCCCCCCCGAATTTTTCAACGATGGTTTTCATTGCACCAAGTTTCAGTCCTTGCGAAACAATCGGTTTTGTTGAATCTTGTGTTGCAAATTCGGCAATCAATTCGGCAAGTTTATCACCATTGCCCAAAACCGAAATAATGGACTTTGTGCCATTTTCGCCATCAACCTTTTCGGCTGCAAGGACAATCAAACCACGTCTTACATCTTCACGTTCACTTGTCATTTCTGACATACTCTTTGCGAAATCTTCCACTTTGGTAAGAAATTCGCCTTTTTCAAAGTTCTTTTCCATTGTTGCGATAATTATTTAATTGTTAAGAAATTGTCGTGATTCACGACAAGGTTAATAATTTGACTTTCGGTTTCCACAAGTTCATTGACCGATTCGCGGTTGTCAATGAATATCGGGGCGCATACACCATAAAACTTGCATAACGTGTTGATAATGTCAAGACCCGCATTCATCTTGCTTGCTGTGTTTGCCGAACCATAAGGAACACCGCCAACGGTTGCAATGCACGTTTCAACCGGGTTGCCCTCAATGGTGTAATCAAACAAGCGGAACGAAACGAACTTAAACATCGCATTGATGCGGTTTTCGCATTCTTCGACCTTTGTTTTGGTGAATTGCTCAACGGTGTATTCTTCACGTTCTGCATCGGCGATTTGCTGTGCAAGGGTCTTTCCTTTGGCTTCAAGGTCTGCAATTTCCCTTTCGCAACGTGCAATTGTATCACGTTTTGCAAGACGTGCCACCAAGTCGCCACGTTTCTTGTTCAAATCTGCCTTTTGGTTCTGCAATTCGGTTGTGTCCACACCTGAATTGTCGGTTACAATGGTGGCTTCAAGGTCTGCAATTTCCTTTTGCTTTGCAGCCCATTCGGGTATCAGTTCAGGAACAACGGCGGCGGCATCGACAACCGGGATTTCCAAGAACCTTGCTTTGAGTGCTTCAAGTTCCGCGCACAATGTTTCCTTGTTCTTGGTTGCATTCTCCACGTCCTGTTTGATTTCAACAACCTTTGCTTCAAGTGTCGCCACCTTTTCGCCAAGCTGCTTGCCCTTGGTGCTTATGCCATCGCATTTGTCCGCCTGTGCTTTGGTGAAAACCTCACGGGCTTTCGCAACCATATCTTCGGGTAAGTCCTGACCGCAATGCGGGCAAGTTGTTTCGCCATTGTATGCCTTTTCATTTTCGGCAAACCATTCGTTGCGCAAGTTGTCTTGTTCGGTCTTGATTCCCTCGATTTCACGATGAATCCTTGCAATCTCAACTTGTCCATTGGTGATTTCTTTGCGTACACCCTCAATCGCACGTTCCTTGTCCTTGATTTGGCTTTCAAGTTCCCGTCGGCTTGCGTTGGCTTCAAAGGCTGCATCTTGTGCCTTTGTCTTGGCATCAAACACGATTTGTTGGCATTCCGACTTCAAGGCGTTTACCTTGCTTTGCTTGCTTTGTTCCGCTTCGTACTGACGACGGATTGCGGCGGTTACATCGGCAATCGCCTTGTCGATTTCTGCAATCTCTTTGTCGATGGTTTCAATTTCAATTTCGATTGCGTGGAAATCTTCATTTTCGGGCTTCATCTTGTGGGTTTGGTCAATCCTTGGTTGGATTTGTGCCAATTCATCTTTCAATCGCTTCTTTCGTGCCGACAATTCGGCTTTGAAGTCCGCAAGCGATTTGCCACTTACCTTGTCAAGCAAGGCGGCAAATTCGGGCTTTTGTGAAGCAATTTCGGCATCGGTGATTGTTCCGGCAAGCTGAAACAGTTGTTCACGTTGCAACTTCCAATTCATATTGACAAAGAATGCCGGGTTGGTTATCATCTTGAACAATGAAGAATCAATGATTGCTTCAATTCGCTTGGTGTACTCACCAACATTCACCGGGGTTTCGTTCCACCAACATTCGGTGTGGTTTCCCTTGAACACTCTTTCGACTTGTCCACGTGGCTTTACCCAATCTTCAACGAACGCACGTTTCAGGGTTATTTCTTCACCATCAACGACAATCACACCCGACACACTACATTCGACATTGTGCAATTCTTCGCCATTGACACGTGTTTTTACTTCGTAATCTTTGCGGTCTTGTGTGTCCTTACCGAAAAGAAGCCAAATGAAAGCATCGAAATGTCTTGACTTACCCATTCCATTTCCGCCCGAAATCGTTGTAACATCGGCGTTGAAATTGGTTGTCCTTTCCTTTTCGCCCTTGAAGTTGCAAAGGGAAAGTGATTTCAAAATTACTTGTTTCATTGTTGCGATATTATTATTTGTTAATACTGTATAATTCCAAAGCAAGGTCGGCATCAACCACGATTATTCGCCCGTGTTGCTTTATTGCCCGGTCAATTCGTCCGCTTGCCTTGATTCGGTTTGCTGTTGTCATACTGCAATTGAAGATTTGGGCAATTCCGGCAATGCCATACACCATTCGTTTTTCGGGCGTTTTCGGGGCTTCTTGTGGCGTTGTCTTTATTGTTTCCAACAACTCCATCAATTCGCCAACCGTAAGGTCAATAATCCTTGTATTTGGGTCAATTCGTATCATTGGAAATTAAACTTCTTCGTCCATATCAGGCAAAAGACCTTTGGATTCCCAACGAACACAAAGAACGTATGTGATATAACCAATCAGGAAAGCAAGCCCCTTTGTTATGAAGAATACACGAAACCACGTTTCTTCTTCGATTGGTTCGCCACACATAAGAATCAATGCGATGCAACCCAATATGCCCACGATGGACATTCTTACTTGTTTCATTAGTTCACTCTTTTTCATTGTTGCGAAATTTTAATTGTTTGTTTTAAGCTGTGAAATCGACCGTTGCATTGTCGTTTTCCGATTTTCGTCTTGTGCGAACCGTCCGCACAATTCGGCAAGTGTTGGTGCGTGTCCTGACTGCCACGTTGTCAAAGTCAATCATTTGCGGAATCATCAATAAAAGCATTACCACCGTGATTGCATTACGTTTGAATGGCGACAAGTCAAAGGAAATGTGGAATGTTGTGCAAAACCACCACGCGGATAACTCATTGACTTTGGAACACCCTGTTTTCTCATATATGTTGCGGGTGTGATTTTCCACCGTCCGTTCCGAAACAAAAAGGCGATTTGCAATGTCTTTCTTGCTTGCGCCCCAAGCGAATAATTCGGCAATTTCGGATTCGCGTTTGGTAAGGGTTTTTGCTTTTTCCATATTAAGCCGCGCCCCAAATGTCCTTAATTCCAAATTCGGCAAACACATCTTCGATTGCCTTTACCTCTGACACCTTGGGTTCGACATCGCCTTTCAGTCGGTTAAGGAAAGCCG